CCTTGTATGGGCTCACGTTGCTGGCGATGACTGCTGTCTTGGTGAATCCAGCCTCCACTACCTTCAGTGAGCTCTTCATTCTGTTAAACTTGTTGTCCCTCAGGGGCACTAGTGATACGTTCATGCGCTGGTAGAGCGTGCCGTACTCCCATATGCTGAATGGATCAAAGGTCAGGTTGGTCTTTAATAGCCCTTCGTAGTCCACGTGGCGCATTCTCACCGCTAGGGTTTGGTACTTATCCCAGTCAATGTGTGCTAGCTCTTGGATGTCCTCCATATGCGAGCTGGCTCCTGTGTATCCAAACCATAAGTTCTTGCCGGTGATCTTATCTGTGCTCCACTGATCCTCGTCCGGGTTGATGCCGTTAGGTACAATGCGTATTGTAGCTGTTGGGTTCAGGTAAAGCTTAATCTGCTTAGCAAGGATGGTGCTAGGTGTCCAGATCTCGTCCGCTGCTCGTATCGTTCTCTTGATGGCGTTACCAAAACCATCTTGACCCTGCCACTTGCTGTAGATAGGGTTGCTCTTGCGCACCTCCCAGTAGTCGTCTAGATCTACGATCAGCTTAACCCCAGCCTCTTTTAGTCTGGTCCGAAATAGCTTGACCCCTTCAATCTTAGCGTACAGGGTGCGGGATACTACAAAGTTGTCTACGTGTTCTAAATTAAAATCCAATAGCTCAAAGGGATCGCTGACTACGTGCAGGTTGATCTGTCCCTTGTCCTTCATGCGAAGGAATGGAACTAGAAGCCTGTGGTAGTTGACCCCGTGAAGCGTTTCAATAAAAATAATGGTCATCCTTTTTTGATTTTTCCTCTACTGCTGTTTTAATTATGTCAACCTCTAGCCTGACTTTTTTGATCGCATCGTTAACCTTTAGGTTGACAAGATCAATGTCGTCAATGGGGTTTCCTAACGCGTCGTGCAGGTCTTCGTAAAGCTCCTCCATTACGCGTCCGGCTCTGGACGTGCCACGGAAGTAGCACTCGCTTAGTTCTTTATCAGTCATGGGTAATAGCATCTGTTATGATTTTAATGGTTTCGTCTACTTGACCTTTGTTCTTCGGAAGGAAGAGCATATAGTCACCCATGCCATTTAACTGAAGGTGCTGCATTAAAAGCTTCCACCGGATGGGGAAACTATGCTGAGACGGTACGTATCCTTTCGTCTCAATAATAAACTTATGGGTATGTGATACGAAGTCTGGTGTATAGGTGACTGCCAACACTTTCTTTCCCTGCTTATCAGCTAGGGTGCTAGCTTTTGGTGAGCTCTTGTAGTACTTACCGGTATACACCGTTGATTTCAATACTTCAAACTTGTCTGACTCATACCCAAAGTCCAGTCCTGCGCTTTTCAATTGGCTGTAGCAATACTTCTCAAGTGCCGACGAGAATTCCACGCCGCCTACCTTTATCTTTTTGTGGTTGACGGCGCCTGTTTTTCTCGCTGTGCGCTTCAGTTTTTTCACTAGAAAATGTTTAAATCAAAGCTAGGGGTAATATCTGACAGTTGCAAGCTATTTTTTTCTCTTTGTTCTTTGACAGTCAGGGGTATAGGCTTATAGATCTCATCTCCAACTACTGGGGTAAATCCAGTGCGTGCTGAATTCATGCGAAGCAAGAACGGATCATCTATTGGTGTAGGCTCACCACCCAGTTCCTGCGTACGTATTTTACGTACATGGATCTCAGCTGTTGTACGCACATGGTGTTCAGGTGACTGGATTTTTCGGTGAATCGTGATGAATGTATCACAGCGGTTTATCATCTTGCCGCCACCTTCAGTGTCCTCTGCGTATGGAGCAACTGCGAGCCCATCATTTCCCTTACGTCGCTGGGCTTCTGTCACTGCGTGCATATTGACCCACATAGCTATATCGTTAGCCTGTCCGTACGTTAGGATCTCAGAAACTGCATCATAGTGGTATTCGTGCGTGCTTATGCCTGTGTTTCCACTCATGGAAACTTTTAAGCTGTTGTACGGATCAATCAGGAATCCATCCAGCTTCTGGTTGCGGCGTACCTTCTCACACATGAGGATCAGATCCTTGTAGCTGTAGATGTCGTGGTTGCTGATGATCGTGAAGTTATCCTGCACCCATTTGAATGCCAGCTTACGCTCTTGGTGCGTCATGCTGTCAATCTTGCGGTTCACCAGAAACTCCATTAGGCGGACCTTGATCAGTGCTGTTTTATTCTCAGCGCTGTAGATCAACCATTTCCACCCGTGGCGGACGACGCTGTTGAGCACCATGTAAAGAACCACAGTGGTCTTACCTACGTTGCTGTGACCATTGAAGATCACAAGCTCACGCTTGTAGCGAAAGTATCTATCCAGCTGTGCGTTCCCGGTATCTAGACCCACCTGTATCTCCCCGGATACGAAGCGCTCAATCCAATCGTAGTCATCATTATCGGAGCTGACAAAGTCCATGTCCATCTCCTCCAGCTCAATCTCCTTGATTATAGTCTTCTCCCGTTCAATTGTTTCATTGATGGGCATCTGCTTTCCGTGCTCAATGCCGTCCCGGATGGTCTTCCGTGCAGAGTCGTCGGAGTCTATATCACGCTTTGAGATCTCCCGGAATAGTACGCGCACTACTTCGTCTTCTTCCAGTAATCCAACAGCAATATATCCCCCGCACAGGACAGCGGCATTCCGCAATGCAGAGTGCTTTTGTCCGTCCTCCGCCTTCTGAATCATCCGGGCGGCAATTGCGAGCTTACGATAATCTGTAAATTCCTGAGGGCGTTGCTTTGCTACTTGGTGCTCAGCCTTCTCAGTGATGATCCCAGCAAAGATCTGGGCTTCTTCGTTCAATACTAGATCAGGATCATAGCTTTCAAAGCAAGCTCTGGATTCATTGATACCTGACTGATCTAACTCCAGACCGTATTGCTTCTGGAAGTATGTTGTGAGACCCCTAAAATGATCTCTGTGTCGTTCTGGGAACTTAACTCTAACAAGAACCTTGATTCCATTGCCTGATGGGCTCACCCACATCGCATAGGTGTATGGATCTACGGCTACTTGGCTTCTTACATCATCTAGGGACTCAAGGTGATCAAAGTCTAGGACAATGATCCCGCTGTGTTGGAACAGACCGTCGTCTGTACGTGTTTTAAATTCACCGGAAAAGAATACAACCGGTAGGTCCAGCTTAGCTTTCTTATTGCCTTGTCGTACCTGCTCAACTATAGATTTGCTCCTCCCGGACCGGATACGTGCTAGTGCTTGTCCAAGCGTTATGTAGTGTAGATCCTCCGTCTCCCTGATGTTCTGTATCGCCGTTACATTGGCGTTGATTATTTCTTTCATGTAGTGCGATTTGTAATAGAATTAAATATCCAATCAGATCTTGGACCGTATCTTCTGTTTGGTCGTCTATGCCCCGGTTCTTGATACGCATAAGCTTATCGTCAATCCGACTGCACAGGTTCTCTACGGCGTCTCCTTTGGCAAATATGTTTGCTGGGCGCAGGGCGCTGTCTCCATAGGCTTTGTTTTTCTCAATGAGCAGGTCTACCACGCCCATGCCTATCTGTTTGATTTTGTCTTCGCTAGTCATCGTTTATTGATTCTCCAACTTGTTTCATGTCAAGGATTTCGGTAACAAGTATATCTGGTTTCTTTTTGCTAGCGTTCCAGTAGTAATTGGCAATCCACTCTGTCTTGTACTTGTTGATGTCAGACAGTTTAGTGTACTTGCTTACCAGCCAGATACGGCGCTCTCCAGTTACCCGATTTGCCTGTCTATACGAAATCTTTACTTGCATATAGTAAATCGGTCTTCCCATAATAAGTTTTAAATAGGGGGGCACGAAGCCCCCCATTAATTAGAACGGCAGATCATTGCCACCAGCAGCTGCGGGTGCAGCGGCGTCACGCAAACGCGGGTCAAGGACTTTACAGATAGCCTTGCCGTTTTTGGTGAACTCAACATTGAAGTTGATCCATCCTTTGTCGTTGGCGTAGTTCAACAGATCTTTTGCTTGATCTGTAGTAATACCGACATTGAAACGGACGGTTGGTGACTGGACGTTGCCCATAAGGACGCCATCGTTCTTGTACTGCTTTTTTTCTTCGTAAGCCATGGTACAGGGATTAAGGATTAAACATGATTAAATTTCCCCGAACAGTGCGAAACTGCTCGTGTCCTTCGTCGGGGTATCCAGCCACCGACGAATATTGTTCACTGCGCTCTGGAACTTATCGGCTCCGCTTTGCAATGTAAGTTCTGAGGCTTTGTATACACCACACAAGTGAGGACTTGACGTGTCCTGAACAACCCAGTAGAAGTCTTGCATCTGCTCGTGCTGTGTGTATATGTATGCCTGTATGTCGTAATCAAAGCTCCGTACATCGTAACGGAACCCGTATAAGCTTCGGGTGCTCTTTGAGTCTGTAATAAAGTTCTCATTACGTACGTCTAAGAATCCACGCACTGGGATGTCGCCAATCCAACCCATGATCTCCTGCTGGACTTTTCCTGTCAGGAAGTAACGCACCGGTACAATCTCTCCGGTTACGGGGTTTACGATCTCGGACTCATCCAGTCTGTTGACCATGTTTATTACACGATCCATATCTTCTTCTGCCACTAGAATCTTACCAGAGGCTTTAGCTTTAGCTTCCTCCTCCTCGCGCCATTCTTTGTAGACCTTTGTAGATCTGGGGCTTTTGCCTCCGATCTCATCCATCTTAGGCTGGTCGTAGATAACATGGTATCTCTCATCTGCCTTCTCAGGCTCCAACAGCATACAGTCATACAATGATCCGAATGCCATCGCTGGGCTCTCCTTCTTCAGGAGACCTTTCATGTACAGCTCAAACAGTTTCATGTCCTGCTGTCTTCCTCCATCTGCGGCATACTTCAGGGCGCTGTAGCTCAAGTACCCTTTACCGGTACGCTCTAAAAGCTTATTAGCAAACTCCATTACTTAACGAATTTAAGTATGGCGTCCTTCTGCTTCTGTGTCCAATCAGATCCGTACTTCTTAATCACAGCCTCGTAGGCACGCTGGCGAGCTTCCTTGTTTGGCTGGTTCTTTACGTAGCTAACAGCTTGTCCGAACACGTCAGACTCTGGAGCTGGAGCAACGTACTGCTGTTTGTTCACTGCCATGTTTACCTCATCAGCTGTTGCAATAGACGTTTCTATTCCGATCCCAAGGAAGCCTAACGCACGTCCCACTGCGGATGTCTCGCAGTTTTCTACGTAGCTGGTCTTGTTGATCATGCTAGATGCTTTGTCCTCTTGCGCCATCCCCTGAGCTGTGATCACACCGCTAGCGTCTGTGATCGTAGCACGTATTACACAGCTATCGCTGTCTAGGTGGAGAAGTTCTGTTGAGATGCCGAAGCCTTTAAACTCTGGCAGTTGACGGAAAGCTTTTACGCGCTCGTTTACTTCAACGTATTGCTTACCCTTGATGTTCGTTGTCTTGAACTGGTACTGACTCATAATTCCATTCGTATTTAATTAATTCATTCTCATGATATATGACCTCATGATTCAACGTCAGCTTGGCAAAGTCCTTCGCCGCTTCAGATCCTTCCTCCAGATGGTTCCGGTTTTGGATATGACGCGCTAATGCTGACATGATGATCTCGCGGTCTTTACGGTATTTGCGTACCTCACGATCCATCGCTTCTACGCGGGCTTGTAAGAATTCTATTGTCGCTGTCATTGCTGGGCTAATTTACAAAATACAAATGGGGCGTGCAAACTTTTTCAATCTTCATTGTGAACAATGTATGTCACAAGTTCCTGAATTTCAACGGCAAAGGTTACGTTGTCGTATTTTCCGTTGAAGTACTCTAGGTGGTGCTCACGTTTAAACGCTGCCCACGTTCCACGGTATGGGCTGTAGTGGAACAGGTAATCTTGAAGTATTTCCATCTTATTTAGAATGATTCTAGTTAACGCAAGGCTTGATCAAGCTGGTCAAAGGTGTAGCCAGTCTCTTCGTTGATCCATTCCTTGAACTCCTCTACGTGAGCTTCCGGGATGATGATATCGCAGCCCATGCTAAACACGTTAGATGTTGGAGCGATAACGATGTACACAGGGCATGGTGGGAATATGTCTCCTTCATACAGCTCTTTTGTGAAGTAGTTGATAGCGTGCTTGTAGGAAACGTCATCAAACAGACCCGTAACCCATCCAGTCAAAACAGCCTCGTATCCAGAAGCCGGAGTGATGTCTGTATGTCCACGATAACCGTAAGACACCCAAGTTGTATCGTCAATGCAGTCCGGGCTAGTGTGATCGTATTCCCCGTACTCTGTGTCCATAGTAATACCAAGCTCTGGGCTGTAGTACACTTTAGTTGTCTCACCTTGGAACGATCGTGTGATCGTTATAGGGTTCTGCCAGATGCTCTGTTCGCAGCTTTCGCAGTAAGGGTTGCCGTCTTTGTCGTGCGTGTAGACCTCATCTTCTTCGTAGTGATCTTCACAGCTGTGGCATTTGATCATCGCTGTTGCTTCCATGATTTAAATAAATAAAGATTCGTCGTTGCTTGTCAGGTCTTCAATACTTGTGTCGTACTTCTCCAGTATGGCTGTCACCTCTTCAACTGGAATTCTTGGGGCATAGGAGATTGCGAGCTCCTCTAGTTCGTCATGGAGATCAGGCAGCAAATACGCTGCTGACCCCATGAGCGAAATCATTTCAGGTAATGTGTACCAGCCCTGACTCATTACATTTCAATTTTGAAGTAGTAAGTCTTACCAGCCTTGAGTTCTGTTTGAAAACGGCTCTTAGCCACTTCAATAGCTTTCTCAGATCGTACAAGGTTAAGTTCCTTGAATGTTTCAGAGATCGTCTTGTTTGACGCCCCCAAGCGGATCATAGATACCAACAGCATCCGCTGTTCTTCTGTCCACTTCTTGCCTCCAGTGTATCCACGACGGGCTTTAGGCTTCTGCTGTTTTACAAATAGTCCGGTAATGAAGGACTTGGAAAGGATGTTTGCCATGATTGATTTTTATTTAATTAAACTACCACGCGAGCATGGCGAGCCCGCGATCAAACTCTAGGAATTCTTCAAACGTAACAGAACGAATGCTGCTTTCTACTGGGACAAGAACAACATTGTCCTTGAGGCGCTGTTGATCTTCAAAGGAGTAAGCTACTCCGTCACGATCACGGAGGGAAGCTCCGAATGCTTTAGCGCGAGAGATTGCGCTAGCCTTGCTGTTAGCGAAGACGTGGTTGCCTCCGCCGTCCACCCATGCGAAGACGTAGCACGCATCGCCGTTGTGGTTTCTGTATTTAACTTTTGCCATGATATTAAAATAAACTTTTGTAATACTTAGCGTGTAGCTGATCTACTTCTTCGCCCATGCCGTTCTGTTTCAGCTCTTCCATTTTCTGGGCGATCATTTTACTCTGCTCAGAGCCGCTACGGTAGCGACGAGAATCTTCGCTCATCATGTAGTACCAGTCGTGGGTACGGAGCATTTTCTCTAGTTCATTTAATTCTTCCATG